TTCTCATCCCCATGTGGTACTCTTCAGGACCACGGATAAGGTATGGAAGTGTAAGCTCTGATGCCTGTTCAGCTTCGTCTAAGAACTGAGAACGATCTTTGGATAAATAGTCGTATCGTTTCTTAGCTGACATTTGTTAATTATACGAAAGATCCAGATGTAGGTTGCATACCTGCACCTGAGGAAATTGACATACCTGAAGTTGGTACGTTTAGTGAACCAATACGAAGACCCTGTCTACCAAAATAACCAGTGGTACCTCGCCTACGAAGTTGCTCTTGCTTCTCCCCACCTCTAGCCATCCTTACTTCAGCAGGGGCACGATCAGGACGCTGCATTTGAATCATCAGTTGACGCTGCGCTTCTTTAGCTTGCTGTTGCTGTGCTGCAAGTTGAGTTTGAAATTGAGATTGCTGTTGTGAAATTCGTTGTTGGAAATCACGTTGCTGTTGTTCCAACCTTTGTGCTTGTTGATCTGCTTGTTGACGAGACTCCTGAGCAGTAGCAGCAAGAACTTCATCATACAAACCACCCCCTCCTGATACGTTCGATCCTCGAAGTTTACCAGGATTTGCAATCAAATAACTTAAAACGTCACTAGCAGATCTACCTTGTCTCTTAGCTTCTTCGAAATCCGCGTGCCCAAAATAATCAGCACTTGCACCATACTGCGTACTAATAGCCATTAGCCATTATCCTCCATATATTGAATGACCCATTCAACGACACTACGCTGACCAGATCGGTACATAATTTTTTCCATTGTATCTTCAGGTGTAGGGTTAGTGGGTGGAAATGTTTCTTCAAGTTTTGTTAACATGGCATTAGCAGTCATGCCACGTACATCTAATAGACTAAGCGTATTGGGGGAGGTTGACATTACTGTAAATAGTTGATTGCGTTTTGAAGTATGGTCACGCTATCCCTTGCCTTTCCCAACATTAAATTACATTCAGAGCAGAGAAGTCCCCTAACCACACCTGTTTCGTGACAGTGATCCACTACAAAATTATTTGAATTATGTTTAGGGTCATTGGATCCGCAAATTTTACATACGTATCCTTGCTCACTAAGCATGTGATCATAGACTTCAAGGGAGATACCGTAAGTACGGAGTAATTTTTTCTCCCTTTCTTGTTGAGGTGAATAGCTTGATTTGTTTTTCTTTGAAATAATTTTTTTGTTTTTAAAGTAAGAGGTAGCTGCAACTTCTTTAACACAAGCTTTGCAACGTGCTGATAAACCATCGGTAACTCTCTTATCTTTGTAGAAATAATCCTTAGATTTATCCTCCTTACACTTACTGCAGGTCTTAAGCATACTGAGGCAGGTTTCGGTTGTCGTGCTCAAAAAAGCAGGGCATCCTAGCAGATTTAGTCTCGGAAAGTTGAGGGGCTTTACCCTCATACATCAGCCGATCACTAGAATCCAACCAAAATTTTTTACTCAAATATTTATCAGGTGATACATCTTTCAATGGTTGCATTACCCAATTAATAGTAGCCTTCCTTAGTTTATCCAAGGAATTAGATGGTCGGAGTCCCAACTCGCTGCAGACGAGCGAGTTACATGCAACGTGGATCTGTTCATCCCGAGAGATGTCGGCACTGACTGTTCGCATACCAGCGTCACCATTAAAGCGAAAGAAAGGGAGAAGAACGAAGAAAATTGCACGCTCGGCAACCATTGCTTTGCAGACCGTGTGATCTGGATGCGTAACCCACGCCTTGCGGAGAGCCATCGCTTCCTTTTCAGCTTGAGGATCAACGCCGTAAGCATTGGCAATGTAACCAAGAGCCAAGTCGTGATTTTCTTCATCCCTAACGTTCGACACAAGTAGATCCCTTGCCATATCCGGAATGTCAGTGGCCAAAGCATCATTGATAAAATCTCCCACAGGAAGTTCCATATGTCTCAATGCAAGAGCACGGTGGATTGCTTCCTCCGCACCTTCTTTGCAAGTACCAGCACTTGTCTGCACTGGTGTCCACTTGCGTTTGCGTTCTTGTAGCTTTTGATAAGGATTCATTCTTGACAATTACAATTAAGGTCGTTTTCATTAAATAGATTGTTCAGGTAATCATCAACTTCAGCCTCATCAAGAGCGGCATACGCATCAGATTTATCCTGAACATTACCCATTACTTGTAGGGAATAGTAAAGAGAAGTCTGGGGCGAGTCTAGCCACTGCTCAATGAATTCCTCATTATAGGTTACAATATCACTCCAAGAATTGAAGCTGTAACCGTGAGCAAGTCCAGTTCTTGAAAGAAGGGTCATGATGCCATCAGCAACACGCTTGTAGTCATCCCACCCAACTTCCGAGGCGATTTCAACATCACCATATTCATATGTTTGGACACCAAACGTGTCACTATCTCGGTCAACAGTACGAGCAATTGGTGGAGCAATCTCAGGAGTACAGGTGTAACCTTCAAGATCCACTGAGCGGTAGCTACAAGACGCTGTAGGAGCGATTGCAAAGGCTCTAACCATATTGTTAGCCGTTGCTACTTTAGCTGCATCACGGATCCCCTGAGCAAGAGCTTGGACAATTAGATATGCTTTAGAATATCCATGTCCACCATTGATGTAATCTTCTAGTGTAAGACCGAAATCTTTATAGGTTACTTTGTATCTACGTAGGAGGTTTGCAAGTCCAAGCATTCCGAGTCCCACCTGTCGATCAGTTTTAGACGGGAGGTATTCTCCAGTGTCTCCGACACCTGTTCTACCATGCAATTTGCACAGCTCGGACATACCTTTATAGAATGCAGCTGGGATGTCTTCAAGCTCACAGGCACCAAGATTGACATGCTGTAAGAGGCATGTTCCTCGTGATGGCAGGTATACTTCAAGACAGACGTTACCGTAGATTCGATTTCCATAGGGATCATAACGAATTTTATTTAACCAGATGTCACCTCGCTTGATTCCTTCAAGCAGCTCTTCCTTGTACGTCGAATCCTCCCACATTTCGTGGGTAAGGTTGACGCATCGTTTAACCCAAGGAAGTTCGTGACGAGGGGTGTTGATAAATTCAAGGACATCAGGATGATCGAGGTCCATATGCAAAACAACGGCACCATTTTTGTAAATACCACCACGCCTAAGTGTTTCATTAAGAGTAGAGTAAATTTTACCAAAGGAAATAGGTCCTGAAGCAGTCAACCCCTTACCATTCTCGTGACCACGACCACGAATCTTAGATAGGTGTACAGCACAGCCTGCTCCATAACGTAGAGCATGGCTGACAAACCTCCAACTAGCTTCAATACCTTCAGGACCCTCCATCGAGTCCTCAACAACAAATACGGTGCATGATACAGGGAGCCGGGAAGTAGGATCATCGATCCAACTCTGCACACGTCCGGTCCTAGCAATAACTTCAGGCATTTTCAATGAGATCTTTCAAATTTGGTGGTTGGTAGTTAGGTCCCTTTAGAACCTTTCCGTCAGCTCGGTAAAGGGGTTTGCCATCTTCACCAAGTTTTGACATATTTGATTTGTGAACACGATCCATGGCTTCATCTAGATCCCATCCAAGGTTTGCTGCATATTGATAGCAGACATACACAAGATCACATAGTTCCTTTAACTCCTCCTCATCTGTACCCATGTGGTATGACTCATGAAACTCTGACCATTCCTCATCGATCAAAGCTTTCTGCATCTCCACTTGTGTCTCCGAGGACTTGACGCCAAACGATTTCCGAAACTCCTTTGCTTGTGTTAATAGTGTGCTGTAACTCATTTTCTAAATAGTGAATAGCTTTCTTAAGGTCTTCTGCCTTACTGCTTTTATGTCCAGCACGGCAAATATATTTAATTGCATTACCGAGGTGGTAATTTAATTCCTGGTCCCTAATAAAGTCCCATACCTCTATTGATCCTCGGTTGTAGTAGGAGGGTGATTCCATAACTTAAGTAGATTTGTCATGTTGTTACCTAAAACAAAACACTGCGCCTGCAATGCTAAGAAAAGAGTAACAATATCTTCTTTTCTTGTATCAGGTCTCTCTAATGCATCTTTAATTTGACGCATCTTCAGATCCTGCTCCATCGTCAATTTTGTAATTGGCGGAGGGGGTCCAAAGAATTGGTTCTTTGTCATAGTCTTCTGCTGTAAGGATTTTTGCGAGCCTTGCATTTTGAAGTGCAACCTCTTCCGAAAGATCCTTTGTAGCAAAAGTTTCCACCACGGTTTTCCAAGAGTAGCCTTCTTTTTCAAATAATCCGATGGCACGTTTAACACCAATACCAGGGACTCCTGAGTATCCATCTGTTTGATCTCCAGCTAAAGTCTGAACAAGATGCCACTTCTGGCCCTGTTCTTTACTAATGATATGTTGTTCATTTAAATCATATAACCTGCCTGGAATTTGACGCATGTCTTTATCAGGACTGCAGATAATACAATCATCATGTGATGTAGCATAAATACCCATCGCATCATCAGCTTCTAATTCAGGAAGCCTGATAACTGCACACTCATCAGACAGTGCTGAGATAACGCGCCTGTATCCACAAGGTTTCTTTCTGTTTCGATGACCCTTGTAATCAGGGTAAATTTTTTTTCTAAAATTCTTAGAGTCACTGAAGAATAGCACCATTTCTGGTGTATCCCACAGAAACTCATTTTTTATTTTATTTAACTCACGCTTAACTGCATCGTATGCTTCAGAGAATTTAGATACAACCATGATGACATCATCACCCCAGTCTACCTCATCCTCAGTAAAAGCACAACATTTATACACAATGTAATCAGCGTCTATCAGTAGTTTCGTCAATGGGTGTCTTTCCAAGTTTGTCCTTGGCTTGCTTCGGCTGCGATTGGGATTCTGAGGTTGTAGAACTCGCCTGCCGCTGCAGCGCTATATACCAAGGATGTTTGTAAGTCTTTTGCATGTTCTGGTGCAACTTCAAACTGTAGTTCGTCATGCACAAAGGCAAGTTGACTACAGCAAAGCTGTGTTTGTTTAATAGTGTCTTGATTAATTACCATCCAGCGTTTAGCTAGGACAGCAGAGGATCCCTGAAGTAAGTAGTTGAGTGCCTTGTGCGAGCTATCAACTTTGATCTGACGTTTGTCAATCGCCTTGATATAGCCCTTCTTCGATACGCTTTTGACTGCTGTAAGAAGCTGATCCAAGCCATCAATAGCCTCAACGTATGCTGTACGAATCTCCTTACCCTTCCTCTTTGCCTTGTCCGAGGAAAGCTGTTTGTCGTAGCTGTGCCCGATCTTCTCATCACCTGCCCCATATAAAAAGGCATAGGTGACTGTCTTGACCAGTTTCCTGGATATTCCAATTTTGTCTGCATTTACTTGGTGAATGTCTCCATTAAGTAAGATGTCCGCGTATCTGCCTCCGTCATATCGGGCGAGGTAATGTGCCAACATACGAAGCTCAATGCCACTAAGGTCAGCACCGACCATACATAACCCTGGACTTGCAGTGAAAAGTTCTCTAAATCTGTCGTCACTTGGCACTTGGGCAAGGTTTGGGTGTCTGTGTGCACATCGTCCTGTGGATGTTGCAATTGAACAGTGATGATGTATTCTCCTATGTTTCGTAACAAGTTTCAGCCAAGCGTTCGCGCCTTCGCTGATCATTCCAAGCATCTTCGTTATCGTCAAAATCCGCAGGAATTGTGTCGCTGGCTCCGTCCCAATATCTTTCAGGGTCGGCTCGTCGATGATAGGCTTCCCGGTAGCTGTCAAATTCGTCAGCGTTAATCCATGGTATGTACTTAGTATCCATGCAATGTGATCTCGTGATGAAGGATTAAGTTCTTTTAGTTTAGTAAATGGGGCGTCTTTTACATACCCAGTTGTTTTGTTATTTCGTTTTGGAGTAAACTCTGCTCCTGGGACGAAAGGGTACCTCCTGCGTAATACTTCAGTAATTTCTTGAAGCTCTCTTCTGAGAGCAGATTCAAGTGCCCATGCAGCAGGTTCATCAAAGTACCATCCATGTATTTCTTGTTCAGTGAGGATTCGTGCTGCTTCATGTTCTAACTGTAGGAATTCAGCAAGGGGAGGAAATGATCGCATAACTTAGTTGTAACTTTAACATCTTGAATACAATAATCTTCCATCTCTTGTGACCACTCACTCCAATCAGCATCATGGCAGAAATCACCTTTATTTAAACCTAACCTATAACCATAAGCTTCTAGGCTATGTCTACCATATAATTTCTTTGGCATATCTTTGATTTGACGTTTCGTGTCAATATCAATTAAATCTGGATGAAGCGTGCGAGATAGAATAAGAGTATCGACACAACAACCAGGCCAATCAAACCATGGGTAGAGCTTACGAATAACAGGGATGTCATACCCACAAATATTATGCCCAACAACCGAATCACAATCTTCGAGAAGTTGAACACCTCTGATAATAGGATGTTTGTTGCCTTGATCATTGAAGACGAGCGTCTCTTCAGTTTCGGTATCAAAGATGCATAAACAGTGGATAGTGGTAACATCATTGAGAAGACCGTTTGTTTCTAGATCGAAGATCAGCATTTTGTTTCCATACGTAAGTCTTGTCTACAAACTTTGCCCGTTCTACCATTTCTGGTGAAGGGGGATTTGGTGGTGTCAACATTGCTTGTTGATGTGGTGTTTCAAAAATCTGTGGATGGGTTGAACTCTTGTTCCGGTTCATGTTCTTTAAATTTACAGGTGTCTAAATCGTATTGTAACTTACAAGCTATACCAACTTCCCCAGAATATCGATTCTTAAGGACTCGCACAGTCGTACTATTTCCATCAGTGTTGGCCTGTTGATTTCTTTCAAGTCCAATAACTGCGTCAGATAGCTGTGCAATTGCCGCGCTTCCTCTAAGTTGTCCAAGAGTAACTCTTGCTCCTTCTTCATGGTTTTGATCAGATGTTGTACGTCTTAGGTGGCTTACAAGAAATAATGAAATACCTGTACGCTCAACAAGAGAACGTAACTTAGTCATCGTAGTGTCAATCATCTTTCTCTCATCACCATCTAGTCCACTGAGTAGAATGGATAGGTGATCAAGAAAAATAATCTTACAATCTAAACCTGCAGCTAAATACTCAATACGATTGTAAATGATGTCAGGATCAAAGCTTCCGAATCCATCAAACAAATAGAGATTCCATTTGCTGATACTAGCATCAAACGCTTCTGTTAGTTCTTTGTGGGTATGCTCTCCAATATGTAAAGACTTACCCACAGCACATGACATCAGACCGAGAGCAGTCCTCCGGTTCGATTCTTCAAGAGCCAGATAACCGACTCGTCCTCCGTTTTGTAAAAGTGAAGTTGCAAGTTCCCGGCAGAAGCTTGACTTGCCGATACCAGATCCCGCAGTAATGGTAACAAGTTCTCCGTATCGGATACCGTGTAGCAGTTGCTGTAATCCGTCGTAGGGGTAGTCATAATTAGAAGGTGGAGTTGGTGTAGTAACTAAATCTAAAAGATTCTTTGCTTCAATAATACCATCCGGTCGATATATCCGTGCATCATAGATTGCTCTCCTTACCGAATCCGAGTCACCGGTTGATAAGGCATCAGAGGCATCTTTGTAATCGCCCTGCAAGTAAGCGACCTTGACCTTGCCAGGTGGTAATACTTGGCACGCTTCCTCCGTCGCCTTACGGCCTGGCTCGT